ATACGATAAACCATTTTCAAAGATGCTTTGTCGATAGAATCGAATGAGTGTTTACCAGCAGTGATAGCAGAAAGGATCTCTTTGCGTTTTGAGTCGTTAGATTTCTCCTTCAGTTCAACACCAAGTTCTTCAGCATCTTCTGCGATTTCTACAGACTCGCCCGCCATTTCTTCGGCCTCTTCAGTTGTGACCATGCCTGCAAGTTGTTCTTGAAGTGCTACAAGTTCGAGGGTCTTCTCTTCGATTACTTTAGTAAGCTCTTCGACATTAGCGCCGATTTCGTCTACTTCTTTTTTCGCCTCGTCTGCTCTTTCCATTGCTTCATCTTTTTGCTTTTTTAGCTCTGAGATGTAGCTTGTGACTTCGGCTTCGTCCATTGTTACGGATTTGCCATCCAGTTGGATTTTAATTCCCATTTGTTTCCCTTTCGTATCTAAATTTATTTTACAAGCGTTGCCACATCTTCCAGCCTCTACAACTGCGACATGGTTAACCTTGATGTTTCGCTGTACGAACTGATAAGCGGTGCCGTTGTGCTCTCCGCTCTCTTCTACTAAGTCACGCGTATACCCTGCGGATAGCTCCCGTTTTCCTTCCTGTATCTTCTCGATAAGTGCAGAGTCGGTTACTGTTACTTTCGCTACTACATAATATTCGCCGTCTTTAGTGAAGCCATACGCGTCCGAAGTGTTACCGAGGGATAAGTGGTTAGTGTCGGAACTAACTATGCCCTCGTCCGGGTGATCGTCTGTGACCACCGCCCCGTTATATGTCGAGAGGGATGCTACAACCTCATCAACTGGCCGAAACACGGTAAAGACTTTATTTGCGTCCTCGCCTGTCTGGCCTAATTCGTAGCCCATATACTCTTGTAGGCCTGAGCGTGCGCAAATACCTGTAGCTCGCATAAAACCACTGTCAGGGCAAATTTCGTATTTAAACTTTTCTATAGCATCTTCCCTTATGATTTATGTGCTGTATTTTTACATAATTCAAAATATAAGTTAAATTAATATAAAAATTTATATATTTATGTTATAATTATTGATATTGATTCAAGGGTATTCGATGAGTAAACCGGTATATATAAGCGACCATGTGTTTAAGAAGTTGGAGTTTGAGAAAGCAGTAGATGGTAGAACATTGAAAGCCATCGTTGATAATGCTTTGGATATGTACATTGATTTTAAAAAAAGTGAGAGACTTTTAAAGAAGGATGGAAGATGAAAGACATAATGTTTTCGTGGGGCGATAATAAGTTTTCAATGTCTAGCGATAGTGCAAGCCTTAATTATAGTATTGGAGGAGATGCAAAGCTCGTATTTGAAAATACTTTTTCTAAGCTCGAGGCAATAGAGATTTTAGAAGAGGTGCTTAAAATCATAAAAGAAAAAGAATTAAAAAAGGATTGGAGATGAATATAAAAACTATTTTAATATTTGGCGGTTCTGTATCCGGTGTTGTTATTATTGGGTTTTTGCTTATATGGCTAATGGCATTTATTGCAAACTCTTATATTCCAACTTTTGATGCGCTTAGAGCAGTGTTGGCTATGGTAGTCGGTGGTTTTTTTGTAGGAGTATTGGCGCATATATTTATTGAGATTGGTGAGCATATTGATCGAAAGGATGGAAGATGAACAAATACGAAAAAGCTTTTGAACAAAAAAAAGAAGCTGAAAAATTAGGGTATTGGATGCGAAGTTTTATTGATGAAAATAATGGGTCTTGTGAGGTAGGACATTTTGGGTATGAAGATATAATTCATACCTTTGTTTATGAAGATGAGATAGAGGCTATTAATTCAGCATTTGTTTGGATAAAATATGTTGACTCTAATCCACCACAAAAGCAAATGAGCAGGTGCAGTTAATGGCCTGCCCAGGGAACTGATACTCGCCATCCACCAAAAGCCCTTTATCGAGCGGGAATATCTTGCCATTAGCGGCAATGTGACTTTTGCGAGGAGTGTAGTTTTTAGTCTTAACAAACTTGGGCTTCACCCACTCCCCCTTAGTTATCCCCGCCGCCTCGGCTCTCTTCTTTGATAGCATAGTGTTTATCGTTGTAGTCTGATCTCTTGCTATCATCTTAGCACGCTTTGCGCTGGCCCCTGTTGCCTCTTCTATCTTTTTCCCAATAGATGCGAAGTCCTCGCCTTCCATCATTCCATTATAGACAATCTTCTCTATTTTGTCAAAATGCTCACTACCGATTGAGGTTATTAGGTCCACCTGATTTTGTATTGCTGTCCCCACAAAATCTTTTAGGTTTTCTCTTTTTAAAATATCTTCTAAATCGATGCCAAGCGCCTCAAGAGCACTACCTATCTTTTTAGAATTATAGGAGTCTATTCTCTTATAGAATGTTTTTGCTAAGTTGGTCGACATCTTGTGCGTAAATCTAGCGCTGTATAACTCTTTTCGTTTATTGATAGTAGCGCGTAGATCATCGGCAGGCGCGTCTCCTTGATATCTACCCTCATTCTTTTTGAGCTCTTTGATTATCTGCGCTTGATGTTCTTTTAGCCACTCTACGCGCACAAGCAACGCTTTGCGATATTGCACCTCTACTTTGCGTGACTCTCGTATAGCACTTGTTTTACGCATTAAAGTATCGTGCTCACTGTTGACTCTGACCAAAGCAGATTTATCCCGTATGCGACTGTTGAACTGTCGGTATTTTCAATTTTAATTAAATAATCTGTGTTTCGCTTTAAAACACGACCGCCCCCGATTGACAAGTTTGCGTTCAATATGTTTACGCCTACCCCTGTGAGCGGGTGGAAGATTGATGGCAGAGGGGTGCCGTTATCTGTAACGGTTGGCGCGTTAAATATTTGAATAGTATGTGCATCGCTATAATTTCGGTTAAAGTTTTTGCCACTTACTGGTGTTCCATTCAAGGTCGTAGTAGGTGCTTCAAATAGAGATATTCTAATTCCCCCTTTTGCAAATTGGCCCGTGATGCTATGAAAATGAATTTCTTTGGCTCCTACTTTCCCGAGAAGTACGATAGAGGATGAGGCGGGGATCGTGCCTTCTTTATCCATTCCAAACATATTGCCGTTATGTATTTCGGTCTGCTGTTCGGTTGATGAGGCAATATATCCTAATTTATCATTTACAGTTGTCATACCAGCTCCTCTTCAATTTCGAATGGTTCCATCTCTTCCATGGCTTTAATGGTATCGTCTACGTCTTCGCCCTCTAATATTCCCCAATCTGCCATTCTATGTACTAGAACGCTATCAGGTATTTCAAGACTTGACATCTTTAGTATCGTGTCCATGTTGATTGTTCTAATGTCTGCCTCGTCCTTTTCAGATTTAGGGAACGGGTTCACCCAGTCGTAGGTTGGCTGCTCGATACTGATGCAAGCCGAAATAATTTTATCTACTTTTTCCAAGAATGGATCTATCGTAATTTCACGCATCGTAGATAGTCTGTCTGTGAAGATTGATATATCGCTGTCGCCCGTTGCATTCATGCCGTCAGGGCTTTTTCCTAAGAAGATAGTGGCAGGGATTTCAGAAGCGGCTGCTATGCGGTTAAGTGATTGAATATCCATCGTGTCAAACCCTGCGAAGGCCTGCGTTATTCTCTCGTAAGTCTCTGCATTTTGGCCGTTAGCCCCTGCGTCCTTGACCCAAGTATTTAGGGTGCTCATTGCACTCTGCGCTATTCTAACCCGCTCTTTTACCTGCTCTTCTTGACCGTTCTTTATCATCATAGAAAGATTTGGGATTCCCATGATGTCAACGGTTGCTTTCTTCATCATGTTGGCCACGCTTGAAAGAAAAACATCGTCTGCTATAAGTTGACGATATATGATCTCGATTTGAGAAATACCCCAGTATTGTTCCGTGACCATTTCATCCCACGGCAATGTATCTGTTATGAACTTATGACATCGTGATGGGTGATATCGTGCCGATCGTCCATTGATAGTTACTAAGTAGCTTTCGGGCTCCATAAAGTTATCGCTGAGCGGGTCCTGCTCGATACCGGTAAATGTAACTTTCCATCTGTCTACGATTACAACTCTTTTAAAGCTATCTTCTTTCAAGGCTTTATAGTTTATAGGCTGATCTGGAGAGAGGCCATCATCAACAATCAAAACCGCCATCGACCCGCCAAAGAGTGCCGCCCATTTTAGAGCTTCGGACGTTTGAGTTTTGAGTTTGATTTTGCGCTCGATCTTCATAAAGGCTTCATCTTCGATTTTGCGCCACCCTTTGACCGCATAGCTTGCAGGAATCGAGACCGCTTTCTTTACCCAGATATTGCCTCGGTACATTCGTGAGAGCATAGTGTAGTTGCGAGTGACGTAATTTGCAAAGCCCATCATGCCTGTGGCTAGGATATCCTTTTCGCCGCCTATGCCGCTAAGTGCATCACGCAGGCCATCGTTTTGGGTCTTTCTTGCGTGTGTCCTGTTTGATCTTTGGCCTCTGCTCATTCCTATGCCTTATTTATAAGTTTTGCTTAAATTATAGCGTATTTTGTTACCACCACATTGATGAGGCGTTTTTAGCATCTTCGAGGGCGTAGCGGATTCCGTCTATGTTGTGGTTGTGCTTGTCGAGGATAGTTTTTGTTATCTGCCCACTTGCTTTATCGACTTTATACGAGTACCTTAACAATTCTGTTTTTGTGTTTTCGCATCTTGGGTGAACGATTATCTTGTCAAAACTTCGCATAAAAGTTATCCCGTCTTCTACACTGCCTTTCCCTTTCTGTGACGGCTGAACATTAAACCCGTGCTTTACCATGTGCGCGATTGTTTCCGGGCGCGCGTTGTCTGCTTTAATGATGTGCTCTCTAACGCCTGGCACAGTATCCCAAAGCGCAGGCAGTTCTTCAAGCCCCGTACTTGTCGCTCGTGCGTCATGTCCGTATGGCCTATCGTTGATCTCATAATCCAAAAATAAGCAGTTAGCCCCATATGTATCATGCGCGCCTATGTAACACCTGTTCAATGTGTTCGGGTCGTTACTAAAGCCCCAGTCTGCCCCGTAGTAGAAGTGAGTGCCAGCCTTAGCCTTAAAGTCTTCTACTGTCCACTTGCCATTGAATATCTGCTCTTCGGTGTTCTTCTTAAGTTCACCATCCCAAATATGAGAGGCCAGCGCAGGATCATTTCTAAACATTGCGTCTTTTTGGTCTTGTAGTTCTTTTGGAAAGTATTTATTGTCGTTCCAGTTTACTTTTATGACTATAGAGTTCTCTTTTGTGTTTGTTATGAAGCTCTTATAAATGATGTCGTCTTCAAAACGTGGGTTAAAGCTTATCCATATTTCACTGCCTGGTTTTCGGATTGTTGGATTTAGCACTTCCCAACTCATAGCAGATATGCTTTCGGCCTCTTCTATCCACACCACATCAACGCCCTCGAAGGATTTAATCTTTGATAGATTTGAGTATAACCCCTTGAAAAGGAACTCGCTTCCGTTATCGTGCCTAATTACATCGTTTTGTACTGTGTAGCCCGGTAACTCTAGTAAGTCGATTTGATCTTTTAATAGTTTATGCACTGAGTCTTTTATGGAGTCTTGGATTTCGCGTACACACAAGATACGCATTGGTTTTTGCATTGCTTTCAAGAGTAGTATTCTGGCTATTGTCCAGCTCTTGCTCGAGCCCCTTCCGCCGTAGGTCACCTTATATCTTATTTTTTTCGTTGCAAAAGATTTTAGTTTTGAATTCAGAGTTACTTTCATTCCCACTCTACGGTTATGTTATTTTGCTGCGCGTTGGTGTTCTGAATGTTCACTTGGCTGTTTGCATGGCGCTGTGATATTCCAAGGGTTATTGAAGCTCTGTCGATTGCTTCTTGCGCGGCCTTATAGTCTGATGCCCCAAGACCAACTTCTTCAAAGTGTTGTATCCCGTCACCTATACCAATCTTTTCTAATTTCTTATTATTACTTAAATGCTCCGTTACCCGGACTAAGTTTAATTGAGTCGCATTAGTGATTAAAAACTTATTATAAATTTCTTCTTGGGCAACAAGCATGATTGCGCCCATTTCTTCGGGCGGTAAAATATCCTTTGCCGTGAGTATAGTTATTTGGGCGTCTACAACGTGCCCATTTTTTTGCTCTATACCTTTTGTTAAATTGCCTACTGTTCCCTTTGATGCCCCGTACTTATTCACTAAGTCTCTTTGAGAGTATCTACCAGTTTTCCAGTCTGCTATAAGGTTCTTTTTGTCTTGTTCGGATAGCTTTGCCATATTATGCCTTTGTTAAGTCTCTCGTATTGCTATCTGTGATTCACTTAGTGCCATTTAGTCTTTCCCTTAAAGTTTAAAGTATTTTTTTGCAACTTCTAGAGCCCTGTCGTTTTCAAACTTTTCTACTGTTTTATATTGATGGATTAAGTATCCGTCATCATCAAAATACAATTTTTCATCATCCGTCATATCTTCATTTATTTTAGATACTGAAGGCTCAAGTATCCCCCCCCAAGATTGGTGAATCATTGAGGCTATTTGATGCTTATCGTGAATGACCTCTTTTCTTAATACTATCCTTTCATTATATTTGAGGGTTTGCATCATAGGGTTTATATTTATACCTTTTGCTTTTAGTACCATTTACTCTCTCCTGTACTCCCATATCCGCCAGTTCTTTCTTCTGTGCTCTCATAACCCATAAGATACCCTTTGTGCTCGATTAGTGTGCACTGTGCTACTTTGTCACCTTGTTTGATAAGCACTCCTTCATCAAATTGGTATCGTGATGGATCCCCTCCATTAAATCTCACAAATGCCAGGTTTACTATATCCCATATCGTTTTTGATGAATGTGGGTTATGCACGATAATACCTATCTCATCAGGACAATCAAGGTCTACTTTTCCTGTTCCATTCGCGATGACTAAGCCCTTGACTGCCGTTGAGTTTCTGAGGGCGATTTCTAAATAATGAGTTAATTTAAAGGTTTCAACTCTCTCTTCAAATGTCTCTAGGCCGTAAGGTCCTATGCCCACTTCCATTTTCCTTGTCATTTCGTCATTAAAATCAATCTTAACCCCAAGCGGCACGATTTTCGTCTGCCCTGCACCAATCACCACATCTTCACTCGCGAAGAGATCCACGTATGCGCTGTATTTTGTTGCACGTTGGGGATGGCACTTCTCATCTAAAACTTTAAACATCTTGCTCCCCTGTTTCTAGTAAGTCTTTGTTTTCGTAGATATTACCGATTACTTCCCATTTTTTAATATCTAGCCAAAATAATGGGTGAAATTTTAAATGCTTTGAATCTCTATAGTCTTCGGTGTCAATTCCAAAAGCTCCGGCATTTTCTTTAAAAAATACTTTCCTATTTTCCATTCCATTATAGGTTAGAACGTCACCCTCATAAATCTCAACACCGTTTTCGTCTTCTAAGCCTGTGTATTGCATAGGCTCTGGATTGTCATACTTAGTAATATCTTCAGTATTTGGGTTCTTATAAAAGCATCCATCTTTTCCACACAAAACATCGTACACCATTTCTATACCATTAAAAACTCTAAACTTAATCTCTCTCATATCTCATCCTTTGTTGCTAATATATTTTTTAGGATTTATCCCAATCTTCGAAAGAAAAGTTTTTGCATCTCTGCTCATGTTCCTACCGTCCCCGTATTGCTAGTCACCATCTAGTGCAACTTCGCACAAATGCTTAACAAAACGCGTTGGTAGTCCCTCTATATTTTTAATACCATCTTTAGTCATCTCTCTATCTTTGTTCATCTTCAAGTCCTTTCAATAATTTCGTATTCTTCTTTCAAGGTAGTGACAAAATCTTTATCAGAAAAACAACACTCAATCATTGATTTTAAATTTGATATAATATTTTTTTTCTTATTTGGATCAAGATTCATATTTTTTACTTTTTGTAGTTTGCTGTAATATTTTGAAGCAATATCATTTTTAGTCTCATCAATACATTGTCCTATATAAACCGATAGTTCAAAAGCAAACCATAGTCTATTGCGGTTATATTCTTTTAATAAAGCAACATAAAGAGCTGGAATAACATCAATGTCTTTGAGTGCCGCATCTGCAACATCCCTGAATATTAGCTCTAGTTCATCAACATTTCTGACAAACTTTAGATCCGTGGTATCAACTTTATTTATTAAAAGAAAAAGATTATCCATTTTTAGCTCCTTAATTCCAGTAATGCGGTACTTTACGCACTCTTATTGTTTGCGTAAGACACAATAAAATCGTGACACGCGCGCAATGTTGTCGGCTCAATAAGTTTTTCGATTTCACCGGGCTTGCCATCAACTTTTTTAGATACATAATAAGCATAGTCTGCCTGCTCTTGCCACGCCGTATGAAACGCGCGCAGTTCAAGCACCGATATTCCGTACAGTTCGTCTAGCTCTTGGCTCATCCCCACAAGCTTCAAACACTCCAAATTGTCGATAACTGCTTCACGCTTTTTCGTACAACTCGTAAAATGCCTAAGCGCATCTGCAACGCATACAACTTCATCGCCTAGTAGTTCGCTGATGCCGTAATACGTTCCGATTAGTTGCGCTTTTGTCATATTGTAAGTATAGCACAACTTATCTTGTTTTATTTCTTCAAGTTATAATTTGTAGTCTATTTCTATGCCGTTGCTTCTATAGACTTCTGCTACCGTTAAGTAAAAAAGATCAACGCCTTTGCCTTTGAAGTCATGTTTTTGCTTATACAAAAATATTACATAATCACTGTATGTTTTAATCTTTTTTTTGTCGCTCTCCTCTTGTCCTTTTGCTTTTTTTCGGTATTCGTACTTGATGATATTGCCCTCACAAAATCCTATTGCTGCGTATATAGTTAGCTCTTCTTCAAGCTCTTGTATCGCACTCTTTTCTTTCGTATCGTAGTGCTTGCTGTCTGCGTTTAGCAGTGGGTGTTTGATTTTCATTTGGTTTCCTTTGTAATCATTTTGATTATACCTCGCCAAAACTGCTGTGCCTCATCCTTAGCCTTCAGAAGGGCATAGTCGCAGGCGTGCATAGGTTTAGCTGTTTCAGCTTGTTTGGCATCTTCTAGTAGAGATATGAGGCTGTGACAAGCAGTCAGCATGGATAGCTTGCTTACTTGTGCCATATCTGCGTTGTTGTATAGTCGTTCTGGGGTTATCTCTGGTTTCATGCTAGCCTTTCAATTTTTAAG